GTATAGTGCTATTAGATTTCTTTAGATTTCTCCAAATATAGATTTAGATTTGTCTTTTTAAGCCCTTTTCAAACATCTATATATAAGTATTACAACCAAAAACAGAACATTTTTATTTAGAATAACATTTAGATTTTTTTATAGCACTATATTATAAAATGTCTTATACTTTCGCTGATACTGGTGATAATGTCTATTACGATGTTACTATTACAAATATAGAAACAATAGACCAAAACCCTCCATCATTATATTTTAATGAGACCAGAAACACTCCATTCATTTACGACCCAGAAAGTTATTACTTAAGCATTATCCGTTTTACTTTAGACACTCCAACTTTACCAGTTTTTATTCCAGTAATCCAACCAAATCAAGGTAATAGGGATTTAACAATTTATTCTGTTACTTTGAGCTGGACTAATCCAGTATCACCTTTTCAAGTTTTCAACCAACAAACTTTTATTACTTTCATTCCCCAAATTACATCAGCTTCCGTCATCGTTCCAGCCCCTCCAAGTCAAACCGCAGATGGCCTACAAAATAACGAAACTGGCTATTACGAGATTTTGAATTATCAATACTGGATACAATTGATTAACACCGCATTTACGGATTGTTATAATGATTTAGACCTTCAAGTCACTACCGCTGGTTTAACCCTTCCATCGCCAAACGCCCCCAGCTTATCTTGGGACACGACAACCGATACAGCCATTCTATCGGCAGAAGTGGTTGGATACGCCCAAACTGGAACAGCCCCTTATAACCCTATTGAAATTTATATGAACCCAGCCCTTTACCAATTATTTAGCAGTTTCCCAGTATTAGTTAAGGGAACTATTGGAATAGCCAACGGAAAAAATATTCAGTTGATAATGGATGGATTTGGTGGAGCTAATATAGTTCAATTCCCTCCAACCGCCCTTCCAGCCAACCAATATGAAGCTTTACAAATAGTTCAAGAATATAGCACTATAGCACTCTGGACGCCCATTACTTCAATCGTTTTCACTTCAAATACTTTACCAGTTGTTCCAGCCAATATTAGTTCTCCACTTTTGTTTTTGAACGGAGCTGTTTATAATAACGGAGGTAATAATTCTAATATTAGTCAAATTATTACTGATTTTGTTAGTGATACTGGGGTGTATAAACCCAATATTGTTTATACGCCTTCAGCTCAATACCGATTAATTAATTTAGTAGGGAATACTCCCATTTACAATTTAGACTTAAATGTCTATTGGAAATCCAGAACTGGAAAATTGTTTCCCTTCAAATTATCTTCTGGTTCAACAGCTACAATTAAAATGCTTTTTACCAGAAAGGGAACTGGCGGTTCAACTTCTTAAAAGTATTTAGTCAAATCAAGAATTTTAGAAGAATAAAATTTTAATTCCAAAAATTAAAATGTTATATTATATTATAAAATGAGCGACTTTAGATGTGTTTTAATTGAAGACAGCCGAATTGCTGATATTACCTCAACTGAAGGATTTGGCGTTTTGAGCGGAGCGTCTCAATCAACTTTCCAACAATTCCAAGCCGTTAGTGCCTCCAATAGTTCCATCGTTTTTAATATTCAAGTTCCAAGTGAAAATATTGTAATTGACCGACACTTGCTACTATCCTCAACTTTGGCCTTTGAAATTAGTGCTGGTGGGACTTCTTATCCAGTCCCAGTAGGTTCAAAAGTTTTCCAATATGGTTTAACCGAAAGTCTCCAAGCTTTTCCTTTGAACTCTTTATTTACCACCACTCAAGCTACAATTAATAATGTGAGTGTCTCAACAAATCTACAAGATGTTCTACCGATGTTGATGAGAATGAATAGTAGTGAAATGCTCCAGAGATATAACACCCTTACAGCATCTCTTCCAGACCAAACTTGGGGTGAATACCAGTATGGGGTTGGTTCAAATTCCAATCCTTTAGCGTCTTATAACAATATGTCTTACGACACCGATTTCACCCCTCGTGGTGCTTTCAAATTGGATTTCCTCCAGATTGACAGATATGTAAGCGGTGTTTTTGCTGATAATAGCCCTATTTCAACTAACCCATTAACGAACACTTGGAAAATCTTTATTAAGGTTACTTTGACTGAACCCTTTTTGGCTCTTTCTCCTTTCATCAACCAACAGCCCAATATGAGTGCTGGTATTGTTGGTGTTAATAATATGAGTATGGTTTTAAATGTGGATAGTTCTTGTAAGCGTCTCTTCTCAACTGCTAATACTGGTGTAAATATCGGTGGAGACGGATTGACTGGGTTTATTAGTGGTATTGCTCTTGGATGGGCTGACGCTCCAAACGGCGGAACAGCTCAAGCCACAGGATTTACCAATACCAGATTGCTCTTCAATTTCCTTTCCCTCCAGCCAGAACAATACGCCAAGATTTCAACCAAGAATGTTGTTCCCTATTTGGACTACCCCAGATATTTAACTACTTTTAACAACAGCGTTGCTATTGCTTCAAAGGGAACTTCAACAATTACATCTCAAAGCATCCAGCTCAATCAAGTTCCAGATTTGATACTAATTTGTGCTCGTGTGCCGATGTCATCTCAAAACTGGAATTATACCAGCTCTTTCTTGGGTATTAGTAAGATTAGCGTTAATTTCAACAACGCTTCTGGTCTCCTTTCTACAGCTACTCAACAAGATTTATACAATATTTCTTTCGCCAACGGCTCATCTCAATCTTTCCACGAATTTAGAGGTGAAGCTGATGTGAATAACAACAATTCTGGTGGCGTTTCAGTCGTTCCCACTACTGGAGCTCTTTTGGTATTGTCACCAGTTTATAATTTCAGTTTGCCTTCGTATTTGTCAGCATCTTCACTCGGCCAATATCAGTTCCAGTTCAATATTGATGTTTTCAATCAATACGATTTTGAAGTCTCACCTGAACTCTGTATTGTCACGATGAATAGCGGTATATTCGCCACTCAACAAGGAACATCTCAAATCTTTACTGGTATTCTCACCAAAGAACAAGTTTTAAGAACAAAGGAACAAAACCCTCAAAGTGCTTTAACCTCTGTTGAATACAAGCGTCTCGTTGGAGGCCAACTTGGAAATATGGGGATGGGTAATGTATTGAGTATGATTAAAAATATGAGTGGGATGCTCCCTTCCCAGATTAAGGATATGATGAAACAAGCTGGAATAAATATTGGTGGAGCTACGAGTGGTGGAGTTAGTAGTGCTGGAAAAATGTGTGGTGGTTCTATTAGTGAAGGTGGAAAATCTAAATCAAAACTCGCCAAACATTTCGCTTAAAAAAGTTTTTAGATTTCCATTAAATTCCCATTTAAAAGTGCTTTTTAAAAGTAATACAAAAATATAAAAATATTATTTCAAAAAATAATATATTTACTAATATTATAATGACGGAATTTGGAAATTCAATTACTTCCATCAAGGAATATAACGATTTAATCGCCAATTATCTTTTAGACAATATTGACAGAGGAATATTAGGAGCTTTGCCTCAACCTACGATGTTTGGGGGTAAAAGAATGAGAAAATTTGTTCTCCCAGCTTCTACCGAGTATGATTACCCCAGTTCATTAAGCGTGGGACATTTAGGAACAGCTCAACCAGATATGTTGGGTGGCTCTTTTTGGAGTGATTTTGGAAGAGGATTAAAACAAGGGGTTAATGCTGTCGGTCAAGTTGCCCTTCCTATAGCTACTGAAATAGGTAAGGATTTAGCCAGAGAACAAATACAAAATTATAGGTCTGGAAAAGGCCGTAAAAGAGGTGGATTTTTAATTGGAACAGACGGACACGGAATTAGAACGATGCCTACAACTGGAGGAGCTGTTTTGGGAATGGATAATGTTACTCCTCTTTCAAATCACCCTACTTATACTGGAGGGGTTCATTCTGGAGGCGTTCATTCTGGAGCTGGAGTTTTTGACACATTTAAAAAGGGATTTACCCAAGTAGGACACGCTTTAGCTCCAGTAGCCAAAGAATTATTCCAAGATGTAGTCGTTCCAGAAGGAAAAGAATATTTAAAACAACAACTTAAAGAAAAACGAGGTGGAACAAAAAATTCTGGTTTGGTGGCTAAAATTGTTGCCTCAAGAAATCCAGCTTTTAATGTTAATAAAATCAAACGCCCTTCTGGTAATTTGGTGAATTACGCTAAATTAATGGGTGAGAAATATACTGGTTCTTACAAGCCAAGTGATATG